TGTATCCGTTGCAAATGTAGTGAAGTCGAAGATTGGATCAACATCAATGTTGTTGAGTGTTGAGCATTTGTTGTCTTCGACGTTGTGAATCACTTGTGGCTCTAGTTTTTGTTGTTCTCGTATTTGTATATCACGGTTGAAAAGTTCCGCTCTTTCAATAGCGTGATTTAGATCTTGTGGAAATCGTAGAACTTTGAATCGTCGTCTGAGTGGATCGTTATCCCTGGAATCTGGGAAACAATCACCGATCTCGTAGTTTGATAAGACGATGAGCTTGTGTGGTCGTATTTTATCGAGACTTCCACCTTTGATCTGTCCGGTAAACGGATATCGATCTGCCCATATTTTTAATTGACTTCCTGTACATTCATTTTTTGGTGACCATTCTTCGATTGCAACCAATTCTTGATGTTTGTAACCGCACCACCACTTGTTTGTGTCTTTTTGATAGTGGTCTGGATAGAGTTGCCAGAGCGTTTTTGACTTGCCTGTCCCGGTTGGACCGACCCACCATTCGTGGATGAGGTCTCCGTCGAGTATTTTCTTTTCTGGGCTTCGTAAGCTTTCAAGCTTATGGGAAAGGTTGATCCATACTTTGGGATAGTTTTCCATGATCCATTTGTGTTCCCCCAGTTGTGCTTTGAGTAAGATTTCTGCCCATGTATTTGTTGACGCTTGGGCTGCACTGAGAGGTATCTCTCCAAACTCGTAGAAGTCGCCATCCTTTTTGCAGTAGTCTGCTGCTTGTTTCGCGTTGCCTTTGCGCTTTTCGACATGTGCGCGCGGAATATCTCTCTTCACGGCACTGAATCGGGTACTTTTGTGATAATGGATATAGCCTTGTAAATGAGGCGTCCCGTTTTTACCGATTTCCTTTCCGTAGATGAGATACTTGTAATTGAGTTGCTGGATATGGAGTTCTTCTTCTGGTGTGTAGTTGTTGAGCGTGAAGCAGTAAGAAGTAACTCGTGTTTGTTGTGTTGGCATTGAAGCAAATTGGAAAATGAGGATCTGGTTTGCGAATAATTAGATTAACCTTATTATTGAGGTGAGAATATGAAACTTTCTACAAAATATTCGATTTACATACAATTTTAAATACTCGAGGCTATAACCGACCAAAGAGCCCATACGCCGCAAAGCGCGGCGTATCGGTGCGAGTCGGTTATAACGTAGAGCCACCGGTCTTGTATTGAGGTGTGGATCATTGGGGGGAGTTTAGTATTACCTCCCCCCTATAGTCCCAGTCCAATGGACTAGGACTGATATATATTTATATTTACTCCATGTGTGCGAATTGAAAACGTGATCACTTTTCATTTTGCTTAATATCGAGACAACCAATGGCGTATCGATATGGATTCAGACCTCGGTCTTATAACCGCGCACCTAGTAGACGTAGTACTCCTCGTGCTACTTATTCTACTCGTCGTGCTCCTGTTCGTCGTCGTACGACTCGTCGTAAAACGACCCGTCGTTCTACGCGGTTTAATCGCGGGGACGCCATGATTAGGCGACCGATGGATCCTGGAGAGAAGTTTGCTGCTCTTCAAATGGATCCATTCGAGGTCCAGAATTACGGTGGTAAAATTCCTGATAGCAATACTGTGCCCAGTGTTGCTGTTAGTAACACCGAGTTATTCCCTATAACATTAACTGTCGGTACGAATGCTAAATGTTATGCATACTTCCCATCGGTTACTTGGTCACAAGCGAATGCTAATGAGGGTGTGGGAAGTTGGGCGTGGCCTAATAACTTTACGAACACTCTAAACTTTTCTAAACGAACGGATTATACTGCGACGTACGAACTTGATCGTCCAGTCGCACATGGAATTCGTTTAACTAGTGGAGTTGCACCTACTGATGCCAGTGGGTTTGTTCATATTGCTATTGCATATGAATCGTGGTTGAATGAACCAACGTGGGCATTTCCCACTACTCCACAAGGATTGTCAGCATATCAATGGTACAAACGAGTTTCACTCGCTAGTTTGACTCAAACACCATTGACTGTTGTCAATAAGTATATCGATGAAACTGCTTTTCGATATCGTGCTTCTCAAGCTCAACCTGTTGATAATTCCGGTCAAACTAATTTTCATACTGGCGGTGGATGGGGTACCATTTTAATCGCAGTTGAAGGTGGTGCTGCCGGAATTTTAAATCCTGTGAACGTCGAATGGATTTATCATACAGAGGCAGTACCAAAGTCTACTGGTGTAGCAAGCGGATCGCCTGCTGCACCTTTTAACCCTACGGTTATGTCTGGTACTTCTAATATGGTGGCAAATACCGATTTGACCCATACTGAAATCAATCAAGCGTCTTATACACAACAAGCTCGATCGATGTTTATGCAAGGCGCGGGACAGGCAAGTGCAGATATATTTAGCAACTATGTTGCTCCCGCTATTTCACGAGCTGGTTATGCAGCTGTGAATACTGGGGCGTATTTGGCAGCACGCCAATTTGGTATTGGTGGTGTTAATAACAACCCCAATCGTTTGGCGTTAAATTAGGTCTCGCTATTTACTCATCAATATAGTGGACGTAAGCGTAGGCAACCGGGAGACGCGACTTCTGCTAAAAGACGTGGAAGCAGTGTGATTACGGTTCAGAATCCATACATGATAGAGTTGCCTGAAGATGTAGACGAAGAAATGATTTATCATGATGAAATGTAAATATATGTATTATGTAGTTATATAGGAATATCTAGTGTGTTTGAGTTATTCGATGTCACTCAATTCTTCATCGGCGGTTAGATCGATGATTTCGTGGTTTGGTGTCCCGATCGCTGCGGCGATGAGACCTCTGAACGTCGATACTTGGTCCTGTGGTACCATATCGAGCATCATCATTGCTGTTTGAAAAAGCGAAGCGTTTTCTTCATTGATTGCATGAATTTGGAATTGGAAATGGTTGATGGCAGTTTGTTGATCTGCGACCGTTCGATAGAGACGAGTTGCCCGACCTTCGACATCGTTGTACTGTTGTTTCCATTGATTGAGTTCATCTTTTTGCTCGTGATATCGTTCTGTGTAGAAGTTGAGCATGCAATGCGTGAGTTCTTCTGACCGGATTGAAGATTCTTGGGTTTGACTTGACATATCGGTGCTACAGGGACAGTGTTGAGCTGTCCAGTAACCAGGATTGTACTTGTTGAACAAGGCGAGTTGTTGAACCATGTACGCGTTCGATCTTGAATCACCTTTTTGTTGAACCCAGGCCATGTTTATGTCTTGTATTGTCGTGTGTAGTTGGAAGGAAATTGAATAATGAGTGTAATAGAGGAGGGAGCGGCTGTGTAGTATTGTGGTAAAGACGGAACGGGAGAGACGTGTCGAGAGAGGCTTGGGCCCACATTCCCTGAAAGTAGAATGGGGTCCGATCGAGAAATGTATTCACCCGTGAGTACTTTACCGCTATACTACTCACACCGCTCCCTCCTCTATTACACTCATTATTCAATTTCCTTCCAACTACACACGACAATACAAGACATAAACATTGCATGGGTCTGCAATAATGGTGTATTTGAAGTGAATCCGTACTTTGTGAACATTCGCTAGTTAAAGTAAATCTGTTTATGGTATACCGAAAACAGTATCGTATGCATCCGATTCTGGTTCGAAATCCAAGATAGTGAGTAGGTCAGATGTTGAAGCATATTGCTGCCAGTTCTCTTCTGCGGATGTATCCGTTGCAAATGTAGTGAAGTCGAAGATTGGATCAACATCAATGTTGTTGAGTGTTGAGCATTTGTTGTCTTCGACGTTGTGAATCACTTGTGGCTCTAGTTTTTGTTGTTCTCGT